GTCGGAGTCTAGTAACAACATTCTTCGGCTGTCGAATATCTCTGTTGCGTTCCTGCTGTATGCAGTGTCTAAATCTTTTAGCTCTTCTATTGCCTCATAAAAGATAGGTAATCCTAAACTACAATGCAAGTCTACATTGTTCGCCTGCGGTGTCCTAAGAACTGCATACAGACGTTGTCCGTTTAGGTTTGTAAGTCCTACATCTTCCAGTTCTCCCCTCCAAGGTGTCTCGTCTATGTCTATCGGTTTCCCTGTGTCGTTGGCATCCTTAGAAGCATAGCAACGATTTGTAATCTGATACACGTCCTCGATGTACCTATGATACTCTAGCTTCGTGTAATACGTCCTGCCATCACTAGAAATTTCTCTATGGACAAATACAATCCCTTGAATCTCTCCATTGCTTTCGTCTGTTACAATAAAGTTTTCTGGCGTGATCAAGTCCACACTTGAGCCGTTAGGCTTTAATACAACTGTACCGTATGCACAGCCGTATTCTACGTGATGTCGTACCTGCTCTAGTTCTTTGTCTATCTGCTCCTGCAACCAATTAGCTCTTGCACTGCCATCTATCTCTATGCCTATTGCAAGTGTAGCAAGGCGTGCTGTCTCACTGCATACAGCTTTTGCAAAGTTGATAGTCTTTATATGCTCGTCCTTGTCTAACCAGTACGGACTGCCCTTATAGATGTATGCACATTTTTCAATTGCCCTCTGCATCTCTGGACTAGTCGCAGTGTCTATTTTAAATTCTTCTCTTGCCTTTTGTCTAAAAATGGCACTTAATATCTCTTTCATTCTGCTTATTATACCCATCTATTCCACCGCTATCAGTTTAACGTTTCCGATTTTTGTTTCTATATCTCCTTGTATCAAATCACCATTAATCGTAAGCCAAACCCCACCATCATGGATAGATATTTTTTCTATATTCTCGATGTTTAACATTACATTTCCAATTTGTATACAAGTTACATCTTTTAAATTTATCATCATTATGCGTTCTCTCCTCTCCTCATAATCACTCTGTTGTATGCATACCTAAGTGAGTCAATAGCATGATTGTCTCTGTCGGGGTATCCGCTTATTATATTACCGTCTTTGTCTCTATCATACTCATACGTTGTGATTTCTTTATATGCGTATGGTGTTCTCCGTGGGTCAATCACAATCTTCCTACGTTGTAGCCACTTCATGCCGTATTCAACCGACCCTGGACCTTTAACTGCTGCCTGTGCCACAAGACCTAAGTTTCTATAGTCCTCTACAGATTTAGGCTCTGCACTATCACAGATGATCGTATAATCGTTATAGCCTTTTTTCTTTATCCAGTCGGCTGTCTGCTCGTTTGACCGTTTGTTTACGCAATGCTCATCTATAAAATAGATCGTTTCTCGTGCCACATCGTAGTATGTCCTCGTAAATGCGTATTTATCTGGATACCAACCCCAGTCGACGCCTTGGTATATGCGGTCCATCTGTGCTATTTCTTCGTCTGTAATTTCTCTTACTTCTACATACTCGAACACTGCCCCACCGTTACCGTTAGCAATGCCCATGTATTCATGCTCGTATGCCTCTGGTCTAATTTCTTTTAGGTGTTCCGCTTCGTCAATAAACGGCTGTCCTAGCCACTCTTTCGGCACGTCCAGATATGTACTTCTTGTAATGAGCCTGTTTTCCTTTGGCTCTTGCAAATACTGATTTGCCCAGTTGTTAGCACTCTTCGGTGGGTTAAAGCTCTTAAATATCCATGCTAAATCTCCACCACGTATGGCAGACTGCTCTATACTTCTTATCTCTTCGGGCCCTGCGAACTGGTCTAATTCTTCAAACCACACAATCGCTATATATCCAAAATCTGGTGCTATTGACTTGATTTTTTCTTTATCATCAGCACCACGAAAGAATATCTTTTGTCCTGTGTCTCTCATCGTAATTTCATAAGGAGAGCTTGTATATTTATAATCTTTTTCCGAGAACTCCTGCTTTGTTATTGCCCATTTGGTTTTAGCATATACAGAATCCTTTACAGTGTTATATACTTTTCTCACAACAAGGCAATGGATGTCATGGTTGTTTCTCATTAGCTCTGTAATGATATTGGGGATTGTTGAGGATTTACCAGAGCCACGTCCTCCCGGCAATACATATTCTGTATGTCCATGATTCCTAACATCCCTTATCATCGGGTGGAACACATCGGGGATTATATCAAGGTCCATGTGGTACGTTTTATTTCTTAATGCTTCTTCTCTTGCTTTCTTCTCTTCCTCTTCCTTTGCCTGCACTGTCAAAGCCTTTTCTAAGTCGTTCATGGCTTTTAACTGGTCTGGGAAATCTGGGGTAAATCCAAAAGAATCTTGCAACGCACCAGTGGCGATCATTGACCGTCTTCGCTGTATGTCTGCAAGACTCATAATATCATAGCCGTTTTCCTTGTCTGTTTTGGCTTGTAGTTCTGCTATATATTCTTTCACTCCATGCTTTTCAATGATGTTCTTTTTTGCGTTCTTCGCTGTTGCAGGAGAATAGCCTGCTTCGATAGCAGCTTGATAATCATTCCCACCGTTTTTAATCCATGCATGAGCAAATGTTCTTTGCTTCTGTGTAAGTTCATTCCGCATTTATTTGCCCATTCCTTTCTCTTATGCTTGCCCATATGTCAGACAAGCATTTAATTATGTCCACTTGTGAAGCGGTTCTTAGTATCTCGTACCGTGTGTCTTTCCAACCTTTTCTTGTATTCTCATATGCTTTTATAGACAGGATGTACATTGTTATCATTCGTTTCTGGTCCTCTGAATAGAATTGTGTTGTGTCTAAGCTTATTACAAATCCGTTTGATACTATTGCTCTTTGTAGTTTTCGCATAATTCTATTTAGATTCATCTTCTCACATCCTTTCTAGGTTTATATATATTTAAACAGACCGTTAGGCAAGCGTCACATCTCTTGCATCTCTTTTAACCCATAGGGTGCGTGGTTGCAACGAAATTTGCCACCTCTAACGATCTGTTATTATCTCTTATATTCTTTTGTGCTTGGATTCCTGCTTTTATATTTGTCGCAGGTGCATAGATATGCGTTGTATATTCTGTCATACTTGCCTACGTCACACATATAGTAGTTCTTTGTATCACTTCCTAGTAGATACATACATTCAGCACAGCATATACTTCTATCTTCCATTCTGCACCTCTTTCTGGTATCTACTGCATACGCACATATGACTACACTTTATGTTTACCAGTACCACTTCTGTTTTGTTTTCTGGGATTGCTCTTCTCTTTGTCTCTGTCACGATCTCGCAGTACACGCAATCGTTACAGCAATTCTTTAGTTTGTTATTAATCAAAAAAGACACCTCCCAACTATGGTTATTATCTAATATAATTATACCATAGTAGGAAGTGCCTTTGTTTACACTCTTTTTATTAATGCCTTTTATCCTTTACATACTCTTTATGCTCTTCTAAAAATTTCCCGAACATTTCTTTTTCGGCTTTCTCTCTTGCTTCTCTTGCATCTTCTTTATTAGCATATCTTCCTAAGTAATGATTTTTTCCTTTAAATGTTATTTGTGCCGCCCATTTGTTTCTTTTTTTGTCCCAATGTACACCTTTTATACCAGATTTATTCGCTTTTGATATTTTCGTTGTTAGGCTTCTGATGCTAGTACCATCTATACACTGTTTTTTTGCTTCTTCTGCTATTTTTTTACCTTTCTCTATTTCATACGGTTTTGTTAAGCAACCGCAGCTCTTTCTATATTTGAGATAATCTGCCCTTATTGTATATATTTTACCACAGATAGGGCAAACAACTTTGACCATTGTAATGTTATTTTCTCTGCAGACTTCTAATATTTTGAACCCATATACCGTCTTACCCTGCATTTTTAACCATTTTATTCTCATCTTAGAACTCCTGCACATCTGTTACTTTTAAGTAAAATGCTTCTTCTGCTTCATCTTCTCCGTTATCTATTGTGATCTCGAAGAAAATCTGTACTTCGCACTCATTAGAGTCTGTAGCTGTATACACTACATTTCCGTCCTGTTTGATGTCTGCTGTTACTCCATCATCAAATACACTGTAGTATCCAGATTCCATCATGAAGTTATCTAAATCTGTGAAGCTCATTTCCTCATTTAATAATTCTTTTTTGATTTCTTCTCTTAATTTTTTCATGACTCATATCTCCTTTTCTTTTTTGCCGTTTCCTTTAACTGTCTTTATTATACATAATATCTATGCATAAGTCAACACTTTTTAGATAAAATATTTTATTTTTTCATCGTCTGTTATTTCTATATCAATTACATCATCTACATTTTTTCTAAGCATACAACAAATAGCATTGAGACTTTTCATGTTTATTGGTTCTCCTCGCTTTATCTTTGCAAACGTTCCCTCGCTTAAATACTTGTTTTTTCTTATTATATAAGAAGTATACCCTTTTTTCTTTAATTCTTCCTGCACATCTAATTTGTATTTTATCATCGTTTTTCCCTCCTTTTACATCATTATATCATACTCATAATTTTACATCAAGAATTTTATACATAAATTTTATGCACTTTTCTATTGACGTATGCATAGATTTTATGTATAATAAAAGTAAGTTAAGAGAACAAAGCAAACAAGAAAAGGAGAAAAGAAGATGAAAGAATTAAGAAAAGAAATTGAAAAGTTAGTCGAAAATGAGGACTTCGTTTCCTACGAAGAATTTATTTACGAACTGGAAGAAGAAAAAGAAGAAGTTAAAAAATATCTTAACTGGAGAGCGAACGGTGGGAAGATGAACACTGAAACACTTCCAGACAGATATGTAGAAGCTTGTAAGAAGATTTTAGAAAGAATTTAGGAGGTTGAAAATTATGGATTATTACAGAGGTAGAAAAATCGACAAAAAATTTAAAGAAGAGGTTGCTAAAAATTCAGCAATCCGAGGTTATAAAAATGCGGTAAAAATTTTCATTTACCGTCAAGATTTAGAAGCTTCTTTACTTTGTGATGAACTAGCTGATAATCTTTCTAAGCTTGGTTTTAGCTTGGAAGAAATCGAAGCTTTAGAACTCGAAGCCTATGGCGAAAGAGAAAAAGAGCTAGAAAAATTCGATAAGGAACATCCTAACTGGGAGCAACTTATCAATGTATAACATACACCACCCACCCCGGAGGTTACGAGGGTAGAAAAGGAGAACTAGCAT